GATAACGAGATTGTTGCCATTCGAGGGGACAAGATGTATAATTGTCCTATAACGTCAAGTGGCATTGACGAAATGTCAGGAATTTCAATATTAACTCTATCAGATGAGGAAACTGAAAAAGTAGCAGAAAAGCTACAAGTCAAATATGGTGAACTTGCCAAGAGTGGTATGCTATACAATATGGACGATATAATCAGAGATTTTGAGGACTCTGACCGTGCTATAAACTGTTCACTTAATGGTGTAGAGGAATTCCTTAATGAGAATAAGAATTGGCTACTTTGCGAGGTAGCCTAACTAAAAGGAGGACGATAATATGAAAAGTACAGAGATTTTCAATTAAAACGCATTTACTTTATAATGTGGAACTTGCAGAGAAACTGAAAAGATAAAATCAGAAATATAATAAAGCACTTGTCATTGTATGAGTGCTTTATTTTATGCCTGTATTACACTCAAAATAAGCCTTTAAAGCCTTTAGTCTTATAGTTATATACCTATGCACTTAAAACGGCTTTAAAACGACTTTAAACGCTCCAAAAATAGTAACCGATTTATTATTTACATTACAGATACATAATCAGCACCTAAAAATCAGTGCCAAGTGAGGAATATCGTCATTTGACAGATACAAAAGTATTTGTTATAATACAAGCATAGTCAAGCGATTGACGAATATATAAATACTATTTATGAAAGGAATTGAAAGAAATGGAGTTAAAGAGAGTATACATTAATTACGGCGAAAGAGATTTAAACAACTGTTTTCTTATCTTCGGCAGTGCTAAAGACATTGAAAAGGAGTATGAACAACTTGAAAGGGACGGCTATACACCTTTTTACAACGAAAGCCCTAAGTTTAATTATGACAAAAATTATGCTATTTTGGTTGAACAAAAAGATAGCTATGATACGGTTGTAACAGAATTTTATCAAGTTATAACAGAGGAAGATTTTCTAATGACATTCAAAAATGCTATGCTTTATGCAGAAGAAGTATGGATAAGATAATTGAGAGGAGAGATAGCTATGAAACAATTAATTGAAAATTCAAATTTGACTAAGGATAATTTAAAAGTGCTGTATAAGCACTGTTTAGAGGAAGCCCTTGTAGGAAAATGGGTAGTAGGTAAAATGGTAGCTGACACGTTATATATCGGTAGATTACGTATTGACCTAATTACGGATATATCTGAAGGCAAACGTATATTTTTAGTAGAAATATATGTAAATAGTATTGACTTATTACTTGAATATGAACAGGACGGCGAGTGTATTCTTTTAGGAAACATCAATTTCCACATTGAGGAATTAGTTTCTAAAAAGAGATTTAAGAAAGAGTTAAAGAGATGTGTTGAGGGGTTAATAAAAATTGCAAGTAAAAATCCGATTGCAGACGTGATAACACTGATAAATGAAAAAGTGGAGGAGTGGTAATATGATGAGAGATTTTGATAAAAAACTGTATCCGAATACTTATAATTATGTTAAGGATAACATTGTCGAGGGTGTACGTTGTAATAGATGTGGAACAACTGTATTAATATCAGAAGTTGAGGGATATACCTATCAATGTATGCACTGTGATGAGGATTTAAGCACATTTGAAACGTATAAGTCAAGTGATACCTATTCGGCTGATGAATTTAATGATATATGTAACGACACTTTAGCCGAACTTTTACTTGACGAGGAAAGGTCATATGCTCTAAAATGCTTTAGGGTATATAGCCGAACAGGCAACAGATTGGAGGAAAGTTTTAAACCGTCAACTTCATTTGATAATTCTGAAATTAACAAAAATGATAAAGTAATTGTGTATAATGCAGACATCACAAAGACACACGCTTACAGTATTTTATACATCATAAAGTCAAACGAGGTTGATATTTATGCTGAACTTCATAAGCAATTAACAGACGGTTTATTTAAAAAATCTAATGTTGACAGGATTGAGGAAGTATACTCTATAAGAGATGGTCTTGACGCAGATTTTTATAATGATAAAGATAAAATGAGGGATTTTGTAAAACTATCAAAGTCGGAATTTTTGAGGAGTTATTCATATATCACTGAAAAAGCATATGATAATACAATAAGTTTGACATTTTAAAAGTGACGAAGTGAGGGATTTGCTTGTTTGACAAGTCCCTCATTTTTTGTTATAATATATACATAAATTAAAGAAATGGAGTTGTTAAGTATGAATGAACAAGTAAATAATGGTTGGGTTGATGTATTAGAAAAATTACCACCGAGTGAAACTCAAGTACAAGTATCATACAAGGCTGTAAATGATAATATTTACTGTGATAGGTTTGCTTTTTGCTCACCGACAGGTGAGTGGTTTTACCTTAATCAAGCGACAGGTGAAATAGAGGATTTTCCATATAAGGTTTATGCTTGGAGAAAGTTTGGCGAGCCTTTTTCATATGATGAACATTTATCTATACAGTTTAAAGAGGACGTAAAACGGTTTAAGGGAAGTATAATTTATAAGGAAATCCCACAGGATGATTACTTTGCAAATGCTGTATTCGGAGGAGTTGACGATATTGAAAAAGTTTATGTTATAAAAATTACTTCAGATAAAGACACCGATTTATTAAATCGGTTACAATACTATAAAAATAGAGTTGATAAACAGTACTTTTCAGATGATTTAAAGAGAGGTAATCAGATTGTAATGTATTGTTTTGACGGTGATATTGAGGATTGTAGAAATATTGCATACAGTTATTTTAGTTATGTAAGACAACAAGTTATAAATTGCCTTGACAAGTATGACAATGATGAAATGTGTGACGAATGAGGGATTTCCCTCATTTGACACGCTCTAACCATTATGATATAATAACAATGTAATCAAGAGATAGATTATAAAGATTGAATACGAAAGGAAGTTTTAAAAATGAAACAATGCACACCTATTAAACCGCACAAGTATGATAAGTTGGAGTACCTTTGTGCGGTACAACACTTTAACTGCGATATGCAGAAGATTGAGATTGAGGGGAACGTAAAGTACCTCAATACAATAACTCCGCTTAATGAATATGACCTTTTAGGCGGTTACGAAAAAGATACAATTTACTTGGTTATCCCACATAACCAAGAGGACATTAACTGTCTAAACATAATAAACGGCTATTTCTTAAAGTATTGTGAACCTCTTTTTGAGGACGAGAATATCGGACAGGTGGTGATAGCTGTAATTCATTGCAATTATTACTCAAAGAACATTACAGAGGATTGCTTTGGAGTAGACTTTAATCTTCTATCTAATTACACCGCCGAAGTTACATCAGAGTTAGAGGAATTGAATAAGTTTGCTACAAAAGAAATTACACAACGTGCCAAAAAATATGAGCATAGCAAGGCACAAGAAAAAGTGTTTGGATTGGTAGAAAGTTACTTTGAGGAAGGCAGAAGAAATGGCTACCACGATTTTAAAACGTGGTGTGAGGATAACACAAACAATGACACTGAAAAAATGATTATCAAAAAAATTGCAAACGAAGTAAATACTATCGGTACTTATTTATTTGAATAAAAGGAGGATACTATAATGAATGATAATTGGATAAAAACAAGTATGGTAAAACCAAAAGAGGGAGCTACTTGTTTAGTCACAACACAAGGTGATATAGCATTAGCAAAATACTCCGAGGGCTACTTCATTCAATATGGTAATGATGATGTATCCTATAACAATGTAACGGCTTGGCAATATGCAGACGCCCCATTTGAGGACGAAACAAGTAAATATAAAAAGGCTATTAATTACCTCTTAAATACTTTCCAAAGTTGTAGGGAATACTCTAACGAGGGCGAAAAGTTTTACCTTTTAGGTGGTTTTGATGATGATAGAGTTTTCGTGGTAAGACCAAGAAGAATAGAGGATATTGACTGTATTAATACAATTAATAAGTATATTAATACAGACGGAACAAGTATCTTGAATTACAATAATATCGGTGAAATATATATTTTAATCTTTGGTGCGGACTGCTATGGCTCAGACTTAGAAAATTATGAATATTTGACGATTAAAACGGCAAGTGAAGTAATTAAGTATAATACTCAAAAGATTATGGACATCATAACAATTATGAGCAAAGAAGAAATAGAAACGGAGGATAATTAATATGAGTTGGGAATTAACTGATTGTTCGTTACCAGACGAAAAAGAGAGGGTGCAAATTACCTATTTAAAAAATAACAGAGAATACTGTGATGTATTCGCTGTATTAGTCGGCAATGAATGGTATACAGAGGACTCTGACGGCAGTATTATTCCTTTTAAGTATAAAGTAATTGCTTGGCAATATCCTTGCAGTCCTTTCCCATTAGAGGAATTTGACAAAAATCGTTTTGAAATGAACATTGAACATTTCGAGCAATACATTCAACACGAAGAAATCTATGAGGGTTACAGAAGTTATAATTTATTCGGTTGTCATACAGATGATATACTTTATATTGCAAAACCTACCACACAAATAGGCATTAAGGCTATAAATGAACTATATCTTTATAAGAATTATGAGAGTATATATGGGAGTATATATGATACAGACTATAAACCACCTCTTACAAAAGAGGACATTGGCTCTTTAATTGTTGTGGTTTGTGAATTGGGCGACCTTAGAAATTGTGAATGTATACGAATAGAAAGGTATGATAAAGTGATACAAGAAATTACAGAGGAACTAAATAAGTATAAGAATAAACTTATATAATTTAAGGTAAGCAGAAAGGTGCAAGTGAGGAAATTCCTTATTTGACACCTTTCTTTTTATGTGCTATAATATACTTGTAGTTAAGAGATAGACACCTTAACTACAAAGACTATATGAAATATAATTAGCAAAGAGATTGGAGAAAAATTATGTCACACTTTGTTACATTGGTATTTACAAAAGAAAATAGAAGAACAGTTGAGGAATTGCTTGCTCCATATGATGAAAATATTGTGTACGCTCCATACGTACAGTATACACGAGAACAAGCAATAGCAAAAATAAGAAAAGAAATAGAGGACTACAAGAATGGATTTTATGCAGAATATTTATCAAATCCAAAAAAGTATGAGGAAAGTCACTCCAATGTAGAACATATTAATTATTTAAAAAATGAATTCCCCAAAAAATTGGAATGGACTGATGACGAATGTTATGAGGACATAAAACGGAGTTTTGATGAAGATATGGTTAAATCAAATGGTGATTTATTATCTATTTATAATCCCAATTCAAAATGGAACTGGTATACTATTGGAGGAAGATTTAATAATTATCTCAAAACATTGTCCGGCAAAACTACAAACGAAGATTATGTATCCAAAATTGATTGGGAAGATATACTACCTTTTGCCTTTGTTACTCCTATTGGAGAATGGCACGAACGAGGCAAAATGGGTTGGTGGGCTTGTGTTTTCAATGAAAAAGCCACAGATAATTGGAAGTCAGAATTTAAAGAATTTCTTGACAGTTTAGATGAAGATACTATTGTAACAGTAGTTGATTGCCATATTTAAGTTTGAGGGTAATAATGGTGAACAAGAATATTATAAATAGAATGTACATTATGTATAATGAAATGATGATTGCAAGATAATATTGAGGAGTGATTAATTATGAGAATAACAGTAATCGAAAAGAAAAATGGTGAGCAGATAGGAAAATATATTTACCACCCAACAAACTTTTGCTCATATGTTTTAGATGAGTTCAAAGAGTGTGTTATTGAGGTAGGGAATAAAGGCACTCTAGCATATTACGGCGAAGATAAAGCCGTAATCAGAGTTCACAAAAACGGAGTAGCTTATGAAAACACATATATAAGAGAGGAGTTTGATTATAATGACTGATTACAAATGTACTGTAAGTTTAAAATTTGCGGATAAAATTTATTCACGACTAACCCAAGCAGGATATGATGTGGAAGTATTTGAGGGAGTTTTACTTGACAGTTACTTCTGCGAAATCGGTGAAAACACAAAATTCAGATTTACACTAAAACGAGGCGGTCGTGTAAAGTTGCGTAAGTACCTTATGATTTTAGAACACGTAAAAAATGGATGGTCGAGTGATTTGACACTTATACTCACAGACGATAAAGAGAGGTATGAAAACGAGTTGAAGAAGTTTAAGGAAGTTGCATAAATTAATACAGGCGGTAAATAATACGATTTACGGCTTTATGAAATAAGAATAATATACAGA